CCGCGCCGTTGTACAGAATGCACAAATCCTCGTTGGCGAATTCGTCGGCTTCGTTGTCGCGGAACAATTTGCGAGCACCGATCAGCTTGGCTTTGGTCAGACCAGTGCCGCCGTGCGCAATCTTCTGGCCAGCAGGCAGCGCCACAGATGTGCCATCCTTGAGCAACTGCGAGCCGCGGGCTGCACGATAGATCAGGTCATCAACCCGACGATTGCGGCGCGACATGATTTGCTTCATGTAGTCGCCACCGGTGACCGGGTTCACCAACATCTTGGGGATGTCTGCGCGATCGAGCGGAACTGCTTCGTAGAAGTTCTGCATGTTGACCACGCGAGCCGACTGGTTCTCAAGCGTCCACTCGGTGTCGCCATAGCGCACAGTGTTCTGGCGCATCAGCGAGCCGTCATCGCTCAGGAAGTTGATTGTGAACGCCTCACCAGTGATGGCGCCACGGTTCGTTACTTGCGAAAGCAGGCGAGATTCTTTTTGGCTCGCCTCGGTACGGATAGCGGTGTCCCATTGCTGGACAAACCACTGCGGGATATTAGCCATACGGCCTCCTAAATAGGGTTTTGCGCCTAGTCAGGGTGTCCAGTTTCCCGGGCCTGCTGTACGGCCACCAATCGGCTAAGGTGGCGCGAGCTGCTAAGGGTTTCCCGGCGCTACCCGGGGCCTTGTGCGCGAAGTGTAATGGTGTTGTTTTCTTACATCAAGGGGGAGTCGCCATATTGCTTCCTGCGGATTTCCACAACGCGGCGGCTGATTTGCGCATGCTCAGGATGTTTTGGATCGCCATATGCTGGGTGGCGCATCAATGCCTCAGCGTCTGATCCTAGCGCTTGAGTGTGGGCCTGCGTTGGCGGGGAGTCCTCACGCATCTGAGCGCCAACGTGTGCGGCGAACAAAACAAACCCAGGATCGCGACCAAAACGCGCCCACAAATCATTGCGCAAACTCTCCGGCGCTGACGCCATCGCCCGGTTCGCATTCTCAATCCCCGACTCGAACTCTTTCGTTGTCGTCCAGGTCTTTTGAAGTTCTGCGCGCGCCTCGTCTGCCTTCATCGACAAAACAGTGTTCAGAACCTGCGGAACATGATCCAGGTATTGCTCCATTACCCACTGATATTGCTCCTGAGAAAGCCCTGCCTTATGGGCACCTTCTCTGAATTGATTCGACAAAGCATCGTCGAAATTAACCTCGCCGTACTTCTCTCCACGATCGAACTTGTATTCGGTCGGAGCAGAAACGCGCTCCCCGCCTAGTTTGCTCACCAGATTCTTGTAGCCGTCTGCCAGCTTGTCCATGGTGGCCTGTTGGTCCAGCTTCCCATCTTGCCCGACTACTCGGTACTTTTCTGGAACTTTCACCAGTGGATCGACAGCGGACTGCTCCTGATTTTTAACAGGCTCTGGTTTTGCCAGCAGAGAATCTACGGCCTCAGCAGTGGCGGTCGTTTCAGCGACAGGCGCGGACTCAATCGGAGCCTCAATAGTTTGTGCGTCTTCCATGCTTACACCCTTTCAAGTTGGTAAATGCGCGGCGCATATGTGCGGATTAGACCCTTGTTCGCATACAGCGGAACTGCAACCAAGTTCATGCGCAATTGGCTGGCGGATTGTAGTTCCCTTGCTTGCTCGCTGCTCGTTGTGCCATTGATCTGAATAGCAGAATCAAGCGATGCGCGAAGACTTACTTTTGCATTGAACGCAGCCGGGATGCGAAGGCCGGTAATCGACTGATAGAACCCAGCGCCGCGAGGTTTATGTGGGCGGCTTGGCCTAGGTGCAGTCTCCTCGTACTGCGAATGAAGTGAAACTGTAAGTGCCGCGCTTGATGTGAATGACGCAAATACCTCGCCGCTTGCTCCGTCGATGGCGTCAAGCGCAGCCGATAGCGATGCCGTCGCAGAAATTGCGGCTTTTGATTGATACTGCGAATCAAACGACGCCACCAACTGCACGGCGCCGCTGAACGCCGTCCTGGCCTGATACTGAGAATCAAGAGACGGACTTAATGCAGATGCAACAGAGAACGATGCCCTAGCTTGATATTGCGAATCAAGAACCGCCGCAAGCACCCCTGCAGACGTGAAGGCCGATCGGACAGAGTATGCTGAGTCAACCGTAGGACTCAGAGAAGCCACAGCCGAGAACGCACGCGGATTTCTGGCGGCGGAGTCAAGAGTTGCCGTCAGCGCTCCAGCAGACGAGAATGCCCGGTTGTTTCTTGCTGAATCAGACAGCGATGCCGTAAGCGTCGCCGCGCTTGTGAACGACCGACTTTCCTGCGTTGAGCCAGTTGCCACCTTGAACGTGGCGATGATCGTGTCAGCGGATACGCTCGAATTCGTGTGCGTGGCTGTCTGTGTACCGGTGCTAGATACCGTCTTTTGCGCAGCCTGAAGACCCGTGTACGTGTTGGAATCATTCTCACGGGCGATAAGCGTGTATCCGCTCGGCGTCCCCCAGTTGACATTAGACGACCCAGCATCAGCAACCGCGACGGTAAACACAACCTCGTCGGCCTGCGTCGTTGCCGCCGATGTACTGACCGTGAGCGTCCCAGATGTGCCGGTGCGGTCAAGCGGCGAACTAGTCGCCATCCCGGACCACTCCTGAGCTACTGCGGTGATGTAGTTCCCGCTTGCGCTAGTCGGGGTGATCGTGAGCGTTTCCGCCCCAGCCGAGACGTTGGCCTTGTACCAAATCTCGGTGTAGTTGTTCCCGCCGTCGCCGTATGTGACCGCCTGGGTGTAGGCCCCGTTCGTGCTACCCGAGACAGATGTGATCCCGCTCGGGTAGTTGCCAACGCAAAGCACCGACAGGCTTCCCGCCGTCAGGTTGCTTGTGTATGAGAGTGTTGACGTTGACCCGCTGTTCTCTGTCCTGAGTAGCGTTGACGTCTGAACGAGGGCCATTCAATCCCCGGCTATTAGTCCAGGGTCATGGTGCTGGACGTCGTGATTACCGGGATGACGCCAGTTGCCATCGTAATGCTAGGGATCGAGCCGCGAGCGATCACAGTACCAGCCCCGCTGGAGGCAGTGCCAATGCTCGCATAGGTGAGCGCGCCACCTGGGCTAGCAGTGCACTCCCCAAACGTGATGTTCGCAGTGGGTGACACTGAGTTGCCAGTGACCGTCCAGCCGCCGCTAGTGCGAGCAACTGCGACACGCGCATACCCTGTGTAAGCAGTCTCGCTAGTCGTCTGCGATCCACCCTCGCCTGGGTCCGCCGTGTGAAGCGCAACATAGAGGTTCGTCAGTGGCGCGCTCGCAGCGTTGTCTGCAACATTGGCGATTGGCGTAGCGTTGAAAATCAACGCAAGAATGCTGTTCTCGAATGTGTTACTAAAGCTCATGGTCAACCCTTGATGTTTAGGCGCGAGTTTGTGATGCGCAGCCCGTAGATGATGCCAGAAACATTGGTGTTATTGCCGCTCACAGAATCGACGTTGATCCAGATTGCCGTCCGCTCAGGAACAACCCCGAGCAAAACACCACCGCTGGCCCGATACGGGGCCGCAGTGCTGACAGACGTTACTGACGATTTGACAATCGCCCCGGTCGAATTCATCGAATGAACAGAGAAATCAGCCCAACGGTCGCCCGTTGCCGTGCGGTTGATCGAGTAGACGACGCTCTCAAAAAGAAGCGTGGAACCTGCTGGTACGACATAGCCACTTGACTGCGCGACTCCTTGCCCGGCAAGCATGTAAGAGTATGTAGCCCCAGCACCGCCAGCCGCGCGGATTGACACATTGCCGATGTTCGCTGATCGGTATGTGCCGACTGATCCGCGCACGAATAGATTGATAGCCCGGATCGGCTCAGGCAGTGCAACTGGGGTAGTGCCATTCATTATCAGGACTGCCGTCTTTGTCTCCCAGTTGGCATCCAAATATGTGATTGACGCTGTACGCATACCTGCGCCAGCCAGGGTGTCAGATGCGCTATCGCTCACAACCTCGCAGCTCACGGCACCTTGCGGGAACTGGATCAGCTTGTGGTCAATCCCATTTAGCAATCCAAGCGCGGCGCCAGACCACACATCCTCCGGCGCAGATGCCGTGTTCACATCTGCATTGATGCCAGACGCAGCAACACGAAACACATCATCAAGAATGCCAGCACTACCGGCAGACCAGAATGGGATTTCGTGGCTGTAAACAACCTCGTAACCGCTACTTGTCAGCGTCGTTGACATCTTCCGCTCCGTTCCCAATGTTCACCATGCGGACGATATACTCAATCACGCTACGTTGTGCTGCGTCCTTGTACGTCTTTAGGACTGCATCAATCCCACCATCTGTGTGCACCTTTGCTGATGCGCCGAATCGCTTGTACAGGTCGTCATAGATCGCCTGCCCGCGAGCGTCAACCTCGAAGATGTCTCGGTAGATTCCGGCCAATCTCTCGCGCTCTGTCATTGCGCCGCCATTTTCTGAGCCATTGCAGATTGCATCTCTGCCTGCCCGTTCGCCTGCAATGCCTGCTGCTGCTGAGCCTGTTGAGCCTGCTGCGCCTGCTCGTTCTTAGCCTTGCGCCGAGCGCTTACCGTGCGCTCATCAAACACCAACGCGTGTGGAAGGCCCAGGGCCTTGCCGCGTTCGCGTGCAGCTCCGTCCCAGTCGTACAAGTCACCGACGCTAGGCTCAACCTGCATCTCTTGCGCCAAGGTCATTTCGAAGCGGTCCATCGCGTCAACCTCAGCCAATCGCTGCGCCCGAGCCAATGGGCTCTTGAACTTCACGGTGAAGTTACGATTAACCAAACTCTGTGGTGGCTTTCCAATCAAGCGGAAGCCTTCGCGCTCATTGGCTCGCCAAAGGATGCCGAAGGCGCGCTCGATCATCCCTTGCAAAAACTCGGCTTGGAATCGGCCAAACATTGGCCCCAACATCTGGCGTAGTGTCTGAACTCGAACTGACCATTCGTAAGCCGTCTTTGTCGGGCCGTCCTGAGGCGGGAGGTGATCCGCCATCAAGATTTTGCGCACGCTCGCCTGCAAGCTCTCTACAGTCATGAAACCAAGCTTGACGTCTGCACCAGTCTGCAAAGGCTTGATGTTGTCAACCTCGTTAGCTACCAAGACTTTGCGCGGCCCGATCTTGATAGATCGCGGGTTGATTACACCGTCATCAGTCACGACAAGCGGCGGCGTGCACGTCATCTCTGCGCCGAGTAGCGTCCACTTCTTGGCCTCGTTGAGGCTCATCACATCAGGCAGCGCATCGGACATTGGCCCTGTTGCATAGGCGCTACCAGGGATGCGCGTCCAGCGCGGAACTGAGCAAGGGAACTCGTGATACCCGCCCTCTTTAATGAGGTGCTCGCCATCGCACTCGTAGTGATACGAGGCAAAAGGCATTTCTTTAGCAGCCTTAGACCCGTCTTTGTAGCTTCCGCGCGGCATGATGACATGCGCCAAGCGGACCCGCTGGTCTAGTTTCCCTTCCGCGTAAAGGGAGCGAGTCTTCTCGCTTACATTCCCTTCGCCATACGCGGCAACGACTTGGCTCACGCTCATCTCATACAAGCGCAAAACAGTGTCGATCTTCGACGCGCTCCGTGTGCTTGAGATGTAGCACTCACCAACCGGCCACGCCTCAAAGTAGTAGCCGCCGCCTTCCGCCTCATCGAGGTACAGGACAAACCAGCCAGCCACAAACTGATCGACCATGGCATCGTTGGCCTCGGCGTCAAAGTTGCTAACGATCAGGTTATCCCAGATCGCCGTCGCCGTATCGTCTAGCCACGCTCGCTCTTCGTCGCTCTCTTGCCCGACATCCAGGCCGAACCAAATAGAGTTAGACGGGACCATTGCGCCCATCAATGTCGCAACGCCAGTCCTGACTGAATCACCTGCGGTGCTATCGAAAATGCGGCCCTTGTACTGCTGCGCTTCCTCGGCTGTAACAATGTCGGTCAAAAACCCGTGCATGCGCTCCGGGAATGTGACGCGGTAGCAGTCCTGCCACACACTCTCGTGAAGCTGGCGGCGCCCCTTCAGATCATTGATTAAGCGCTTGAGCTTTGGGCCGTCCATCACACCCCCAGGGTTGACCGGCCACCAGCGCCGCCGCCACTAAATAGGCTGTTCTCGCGCATCGCGCGGCGCTGCATGGCAATTCGTGCATTGCTAGCGCTCGTCTCTTGCGCAGCAATTCGCGCCTTCTCTGCAACAGGGTCTAGTGGGGCGACCTTCTCTTTAAGCCAGCCCAAGTCCTCCGCATCGGTGCGGGCAACCTTGCCAGCAGTCTTAAAGGACGACTTAACGCCGCCCTCTTCTTTCGGGTTAAGGTTACCCATCAGAAATGCGTTTTTTGCCCCACTCTTGCTATCAATAGCAGATGTGACCTCTTCAAACTGCATTTTTAGCTGGTCTTTGCACATCACTGCACCCGAGGCTTGATAGGCTCGCCATAGTGTGTAGGTACCACCCAGCCCTGGCGGCTCAGAGTCATGCCCGTGATTTCCAGTGGGTCAATATCGTCCTGGTCCGGGAGATTTGCGGGAGCCTGCGGAGCGCTTTTGCCAGCCAGCGCCTTTGCCACTGCGGCGTCGATCAGCGCTTGCATATCTGGCGCGAGTGATGCGCCGTCGTGTTGCTCATCTACAACACCAGGGGTGCGGGGTTTGCGGCGGGGCTCATCCATTTTGCTCTCCAAAATGCGCGCGCGCGCGCTGGTGATTGGTGGCCCAGAAACAACACCGAGCCCGAGCGGGATGATACACGCAGCGCTTTTGATGTGCTAGGTACCCTGTTTTGTCATTGCTCTGGCTCCACTGCGGCCCCCAGCCGCTTGACTGCTGCGTCTATCCCGCCCGATATGTGCGTGATCTGCGTCTTTGGGCCCGCCATGCCCAGCTGCATTACCCGCTGCGCCTCAGCTGGGTTACCGATGAGCTTAGGCGGGGCAATGCGTTTTCCTCTCAGTCCGTTGTCGATCTGGTGCGCGCCTGGGAGGATTGCCGGGTAGTCTAGGCAGCCCTGATTTGCATAAGCGCGATAGCTCTCGCAAAACCTGCGCTCGACGTGCGGGAGGTCTTTTGCCTCACCCCGGCAGATTGCCACCCAGCCGCCGATATCCTCGATTGCTGCGTGTATCACCGGGTCATCAAAGGCCACGGACTCATAAGCCCCCACGCGCTGCATTGCGTCGAGCACCTTGCCCCAGGCGATCCGCGCCCGATCCGTCTTTGTGCCCTGCAATAGTCGCACAAGATCGGCGGGTTTTGGCGCGAATTGCCCCCGGTCAGGGTCCATCGCATGGGCCGTGAGGGCTTTTTGCACCTGCTCAAAATCGAATGATTCGCAGGCCTGCCACCACACTGTTACGGCAAATTCGCTCACATCCTGCCGGTAAAACGCCATCACGTCAGTGATGAGCCGCGCAAATTTCTGCTTATCGCCTTGCATCATATCGCCCCCATTGATTCAAGCCAACGATCAGCAACCGCCCGATTCCTCGCTTCAAGCGCCTCCTGGCGATTTAAATTCGGCGAAGCTACCACCCCCCCAGACACTTGCTTTTCGGCCAGCCAAGAGGCTTTAAAGCCCGCCCATGGGCGTTCCGCAGACACCTTTACCGCCTCGGCTGGCGTGATACCGGCTTTTAGCGCTTCGTCCTTGACTGCATCCCAGCTCGTCTGCGTGAGCGGTAGGCGCTTTTCCTTGCGCACTGCGAGCCAGTCTGCGGCGTGCGTTTTGTCCACGCCTTCAGCCACGAGTTGCTCGACACCCACAAGCTGCGCAGCAGCGCCGCGCTTCTTGCGCGGCTTGTCTTTGTCTTTGTCTTTGTCTTTTTCTTGGTTATTGGTTATTGAGTTACTGAGTTCTTGAGTTAGGTGCTGTTTCGTGCACGTTTCGTCACCAGTCGTGCACGTTTCGTTAACGACTCGTGCACGTTTCGTGCTCTCCCGTGCTTGCGCAATGCTGGCGTTTGTCGCGCACTTTGCTGCATAGCTGAGCAGCGCGGCGTCGATCAATTCGTTTGTGTAGCCATCGGCTGTTTTCGCAAACATCAGGGCAAGCACGGCACTCACGGCCTCGCGCTCCCCTGTTGTTCTTGCGCCACACCATGCGGCCGCCTCATCCTCGTCACGAGGGCATCGCTCGCGGTCGATGCTGGCATCTATCAGCAGGGTGTAGGCCCCGTGCTCGATCATTGACAGCCGCCCGGCGCGCTTGTAGTAGTCGCCGAGGTTGCGTTTGTAGTAGTGCATTTGTTCCTCTACTGCGCATAGACCGGGGGGGCCAAAACCCCCGTGACAGATCGAGGGCGCGGGCCTTGCGGCGTACGCCCCCCCCGTCTATGCGCTCCGTCAACAGTGATACACCTCGCCTGATTTTGGGTCGTGCGATGTGCGCGGATGCCAGCTATTGCGGCTGGCCGTCTATTCTGTGCCCGCTGCGTGGGCTGCGGCAATATCTATTTCGCCCCTTTTTGTAACAGCGCGGCGAGTGTCTCGATTGTGTACAGCGGAACCATGCCGAGAAGGGGGCCGGGCGTGGCGTAGACCGTGCCGCTTGTGTACTCCGACAGGTTTTCGAGCGTGCCACCTGGAGCCCATGCGGCGGCCTTGATGAGCCCGGCCGGGGCACCTGGGCGCGATGCGTTGAGAGATTGGGCATAGTGCCGCAGTGTCTCCGCGTGCTCTGCGTGCACCCACACGCGCACCAGCTTTTGCCCCGCTGCTGTCTTGCGGGCATCGTGCGCAGCCACTCGGTGGGCTGATGATTTTGTGACGCGCTTGGGTTTTGTGGCTGTCATTCTGTGGCCTCCTATGCGCCGCGCTGCGGCAGTAGAGCCCGGCGATGGCCGGGCGGTGCGGTGGCGGTGTTGCTCTGTGTGCGTCACATCGTCACCACTGAGTGAGTTTTTGAGCCGTGGCGCAGCACCTCGTTTAGCCTGCGCTGTGTCTCGGCCTGTGCCAGCGCCATCTCTCGCTCGGTCAGGCCGTCTAGGCAGTCTCCGTAAATGCTGATGATCTCGCGCAATGCTGCAATCCCGTCTGCGTCTAGCCGCATCCCTTGGCCTGATGTGTATCTTTTTGATGCCGTGACCATCCCGGCGATCGCTCGGGTTACCACGGGCATGACCTCCTCGGGCACCAGCTTGCCCAGGTGTAGCGCCAGCGTCTCCACGGTATTGACGGCATCGCTCAGGCTGCGCCACTCCTCTACGCCTGGGTGACGGCCTGCCGTGCATTCCTGCAACGCGCTCAAAAAACCCAGCATGACGCGATTGCGCGCAGCTTTGGGTGCTGTCTGCATAGATGTGAGCGGGTTTGTGATGACGGCCCGGGGCCGGTATTTGCTGCGCTTACGCATTTTTTATGCTCCTCGTTGCTGACTTGTGTGCAGTCTTGATCGCCTCAAGCTCTTGGATGGTGTACTTCCGTGGCGCGTGGTCTTGCTCTAGCTCTAACACTCTCCCAACCCCTACACGCTCAATTAGCCCAAGCCGGTAATTGATGAGGTTGCCGCTCAGGTGCGTATTGCACTGCGCGCACTGCTTGTGCACGTTGTCTGCCTCAAACCGCAGATTGGGCCGCGCCCCGGTGCTCAGGTAATGCCCTGCGTGCCACTGGCAATCGTCTGATGCTGGCCGATGGCACGAGATGCAGGGTTGATGTGAGTCGCGGGCACGCACCCATGCATTAAATGCTGCCTGCGCCTCTTTGACCCACTGCCCCCGCGTCTTGGCCTTGGCTTTGGCTTTGCGATGCTCTGCCGCATCTTTTTTGGCCTTTGCTGCTGACACCAGGGCTAGCGCGCACATCGGCGAGCAGGCCCGCTGCAATGGGCGCAAGCGCACAAAATCAGCTTTGCAGCTCTTGCATTTAGGCATCGGGCGCGATCCTCGATTCGCACTCAAAAACTACGATCGCTGGTGGGGCGATCCAGTACACCGCCGCCGATTCCTCCGGGGCTGCTCGGCGCTGGCAATCGTCGCAGCCCTCTCGCCACTGGCCATCGTATGAAACACCTGGGCAGCGGGCAAAGTCAAGGCGCGTCATTTCGTCACCTCGTCGTCGTCAATCGTCGGGATGCGGTGCAACGCGCAATAGGCAATTGAGTATTCGAGCAGGCTGGCCATTCTCCGAACACCCATGGCCGCCGTGCTCTCTCTGATATTCACCAGCTCACCCTCAAGCCCTGGCACAAATTCGGTGGGCTCTTTCGTGGCCGTTGCGTGGCCGCTGATTAGCAGGACTTTCCATTCGTCGGCTGTTCGCGCCTTGCCGTGTAGCGCGTGGCCGCTCTTGGCAATGTCTCCGCAGATCGCATGAAATTTTCGGCTTTGCGCCTCTTTGCGTGTCTCGGGATGTATTGCCAGCGTGAGCCGGTGTCCAGCTATCAGCATTGATTTTGCCCACTGCGCCGCAGTCGTTAGCAGCACGCCGCCGCGCTGGGCGTCTGGCAGGGTCATGCGCAATTTGGTCGAGTCGGTCATAGCGTGCCAAGCGTGAAAACACTTGCCCCTACAGCCATCTGGCGCCACGCCGTCCCGTTCTTGATGCGTGCGATCATCGACTTATTGACCCCATATTTCGCAGCCAATGCCCGCTGAGTCTCTGCGCTGCCCCGAATCTCTGCCGCTTGCTCTTGTGTCAATTTCGCATTGACCGACCGCTGGCACCCGCGCGCGATCTTTGCGCACCGATCCGGCCGCGAAAATGCCCCAGCCTTCGCAGCCTTTTGGGCTACCTGCTTGATTGTGTACTGGGCCATGTGCTCATATTTGACGCACCCACGCTCGCCACACTTGAGCACGATAACTCGGCCCGGCTGGATTGGACCGCGCTTGAGTTGATAGACCACCCTTCGCACCAATTGCACTTTGCCAAGCACACGCACCTGCGGGTGACCGTTCGCCGTGTAGCCCCCCCGCCACAAGATGCAATCTCCGCATTCCTCGCATCGGGCCATTAGCCGCGCATAAAGACCATCATCGCTCACTTAGCGCCCCTCTTTTTGATTGCGTCGATCTCGCCCTTGCATCGCGCGCACACTCTCTGTCTGCCACCCATCACAAACCGAATCCCGCTCCCGATCTGCGCGCACTTTTTATGGCACTTGGCGCAAATGAGCGTCATGCTCAAACCAACCCCCACAGCTACGAATTCCACGTCTCCGCGTGGCCGGATATTGTCGCTTCTCATGCCGCGATCTTACTGCACTTGTGTGCATTGCGCAAGGCAAAAAAGTGCCCCGGGAATCGCGAGACTCGACCGGGGCTAAGGGCCTCTGTGGCCCAGGGGGAGGAGAGATTGTATTGTGCCAGTGTTATGCGTCACTCGCACAGCGCAACCCCGCATGGATGCTGGGCCTGCGTGCGGCTGTTATGCGTCAGCCTGACGCCTAACTTACGTTAG